ATGAAGTAGTCGAGGGTCAAGTCAACTTGGATGACCTTATGACCAGCAGACCTGGAGGTATTGTAAGAGTACGTACCCCAGGTGCTGTGTCACCACTAGCTACTCCACAGCTAGACCAGAACTCCTTTAATATGCTGGGCTACCTAGACAGTATTCGTGAAGAAAGAACTGGTGTTAATAAGAACAGTATGGGTATTGGAGATGGTGGCTTAAAGTCACACCAAACCGCTACTGGTGTAGCCCAAGTAATGACGGCTGCACAACAGAAGATTGAATTGATTGCTAGAGTATTTGCTGAGACAGGTATGAAGGACCTAGCCAACAGTGTGTACCAACTAGTACAGAAGTTTGAGTCACCTGAGAAGATTGTCAGACTGAATAACAAATGGGTCACACTATACCCTAGTGAGTGGAAAGAGAAGATGGATTGTACCGCACAGGTAGGTCTAGGTTTCGGCAACAAGGATATGAACCTAATGCATTTGGGTCAACTAGCCCAGACTATTCAGATGGTTGCTGGTCACCCTGCTGCTGGTATGATGATTAAGCCTAAGAATGTATATAATCTTATTGCTGAACAGATTAGGGCTATGGGTATGAAGAACGTAGAGGACTTCATTACAGACCCTGGTGATGGTGATTTACCACAACAAGGTCCTGGTCCAGAAGAGCAAGCTAAGCAGGCAGAGATGCAACTCAAGGCAGAGGAACTCAAGTTGAAGATGCAGAAGATGCAGACTGAAAGTGCTCTTAGACAGAAAGAGATGGAGATTGATGCTCAGATAGCTCAACAACAATTAGAGTTAAAGGCACAAGAAGCTCAAGTGAATATGCAAATAAAAGCACAGGAGCTAGAGATTAAGAAAGCAGACTTAGCTCTTAAACAACAAGAGTTAATACTAGAAAGGGAGCAAGGAAGACCAGTGGCTATTGGTCCAACATAACGAACGGGAGTGAGTAGGGATGGGAAAGAAAGGGAAGGATATACAAAAAGGTAAGGATGCAGAGAGGTTAGTTAATGACCCACTATATAAGGTAGCATTCGAGGATACAAAGAAAGCATTGATTGCTATGCTATTGAATACAGCAATCAGTGAAGAGGTAGAGAGAGATAGAATCTATATTACCATTAAAGCCTTAGGGTTAGTTGATGAGCACATACAAAGTGTAATCAACACAGGTAAGCTGGCTGAAGGACCAGCAGGATTCTATAAAGATACAAACAACTATTAAAAATAAGGGAGAAACCTAATGGATTCAGAAACGAATAACCAGATGGAAGTAGCGTTCGAGAGAGCACAAGAAGGTTCGTCAGAAGAGGCGACAAATAAAATCCTAGGATTGTGGGAATCAGAAGATGACCAACCTACAAGCGAGGAAACTGAATCTACTGCAGAAGACGAGGCAGTAGAGGAGGAAACACAGGAAGATGAAGTCGAAACAGAAGAGGTCTCGGAAGAGGAAGCCTCTGAAGAATTAGAGGAAGTTGAAGAAGGTGAAGAAGAAACCGAAGAGGAAACTGAAGACACTACAGAAACCAGCTATACTATTAAAGTAGATGGTGAAGAGTATGAAGTTAACTTAGAGGAACTTAAAGCTGGATATCAAAGACAATCTGACTACACTCGTAAGTCTCAAGCAGTAGCCGAGGGGCGTAAGGATAATGAAGCAATTCAATCCGAACGCCTAAGACTAGAGCAAGAGAGACAGCTGTACGCTAACGGCTTACAGATGCTGAGAGAACAACAGGAAGCTAACCTTTCTGAATTTAGTCAAGTAGACTGGGATTCCCTTAAAGAGGAAGACCCGTATGCATATATGATTAAGAAGGACGAGTACCGAGATGCTCAGGATAAAGCAAGGAATGCTGTACAACAACAACGGATTGTACAACAACAACAGAGTCAACAAGCAGCACAGTCAAGAGCAACCTTTGTTCAAGACCAGTACACTCAGCTAGTTGATGCTTTACCAGAGTGGAGTGATGATAAGTCTACCGTAAAGGATGACATCAGAACCTTCGCATTATCTTCAGGATATGCACCAGAAGAAGTTGACCAACTAGCAGACCACCGTAGTATCCTTATTCTTAAGAAGGCTATGGAGTTTGACAAGTTAACTAAGAAGGTTGCACCTCAAGCTAAGAAGGTTAAGAAAGTTCCTAAGGTACAGAAGTCTGGAAGAGGAAAGGTTAAGTCTGAGACTGAAGCAGCATCATCAAAGAAGAAGCGTACAAGGTTAAGAGAGTCTGGCAGTCAAGCTGACGCAGCCTCTATATTTTATGATATGTTATAATAAGGAAATACTACTATGGCAACAACTACGCAATTTAAGACTTACGATGCTAACGCAATTCGTGAGGATTTATCAGATGTTATTTACGACATCTCCCCAACGGATACCCCCTTCCTCTCTGGCATTGCCAAGAAAGGCTCTGTATCTAATACACACTTCGAGTGGCAGACAGATGCTCTAACAGCAGCTTCGGCAGTTAACAAGCATATTGAAGGAGCAGCGGTAGGTGCAGCTTCTATGACGGATACTACTCGTCTCGGTAACTACACACAAATCTCTAAGAAGGTTGTTGAGGTTACTGGCACACAAGAGAAGGTTGACAACGCAGGCAAGAAGTCTGAGATGGCATACCAATTAGCTAAGGCTTCTAAAGAGCTTAAGCGTGATATGGAATCTTCATTACTAGCTGACACTTCAGGTGCTGTTGGTGCTGCTGGTACAGCTCGTGTTACTCAAGGTGCTGCTAAGTTTATCGCAACTAATGTTGTAGATGCTGGTACTACTGGTTCTCACGCTGCTGTGACAGATGATGATATTGTTGATGCAGCTGAGAAGTGTTGGACACAAGGTGGCGAGCCTTCAACTATCCTATTAGGTGCTACTAATAAGAAAGTTGTCACTGGCTTAGCTGGTCGTGCTGAGGCTACTCGTTCAGCGGTAGACAACAACAAGACGTTATACAACGCTGTTGATATCTACGTGACTGACTTCGGTACGTTCAATATCCAATTAGACAGATACTGTGACCAAGACTTGATTTATGTTCTTGATAACGATATGTGGTCTGTTGACTTCTTACGTGACTTCCAAACAGTAGACATCTCGAAAGATGGTGACTCTGATAAGAAGATGCTTCTAGTTGAGTACGGCTTACGCTGTGGCAACGAAGCAGCTAACGCTAAGATTCGTTACACAACTGGCTAATTAGTTAGTTTAACTCTGCCCCTCGGCTCACGCCTGGGGGTTTTGTTAAATTATCTAGGAGAAGTTATGGCACTAAATACAAAGCTAATTGAGAACTTAGATGGCTCACTCACTAGCGTATCATCTCAAGACACACAAGAGATAAGAGATATTGTTACAGAGAATACTAGATACAGAGAAGAAGGTTCTCGTAGTGGTAGACATCAATACAAAGGTGACACACAATTCTCACATAAAGTAGCCAGCATTCCTATGATTATGGTTGAACAGATGATGAGAGACGGTGTGTGGAATAACCAAGAAAGAATGAGAGAGTGGTTGAACAACCCAGAGAATGCTCCATTCAGAACAACAAAAGGTAAACTATAGATGGCACTAAATACGTACTCAGGATTAAAAGATGCAGTTGCTGACTGGCTGGATAGGTCAGATATATCAACAAGAATACCTGACTTCATTACATTAGCTGAAGCACGTATCAATAGAGACCTGAGGATTAGAGCTATGGAAGTACGCTCTACTATGACCACTACTGCTGGTAAGAGATACTTTAATTTACCTGGTGGTTACCTTCAGATGCGTAACATCCAACTTAACACAGATGCTATTAAACCTTTAGAGTATGTCACACCAGAGATGTTAGACAGATTATATTCAGGTTCTGTATCAGGCGTTCCTCGTGCTTATACTTTGATTGGTGATGAGATTCAATTAGCACCAGTACCAGACGCAGCATATATATTAGAGATGGCATTCTACGAGAAGTTTACAGAACTAGGTGATGGTACTTCAGGTACAGTCACAAGCAACTGGCTTACTAAGAACGCTCCTGATGTATTGCTTTATGGTGCACTACTAGAGGCAGAACCATTCATTAAGAATGATGAGCGTATTCCTGTATGGCTAAACGCATATAGAGAATCTATTGATAAGATTCAAAAGGCAGATGCAAGAGACAGACACTCAGGTTCACAGATGAGAGTAAGAACAATATACTCTGGAGTTGAGGGTTAATGGCTCAAAGCACTTGGGCAGCTGACACAAATACCTGGGCTGCAGATACTAATACCTGGGCAGTAAGCACTTACCAACACACAGCTTTACTTAATGCTAACAGCTCTGTATCCAGTTCACAGACAGCAGCATTCCCTGTAACTGCCAATATGACTCAGTTGAATCTTACTGAGCTAAACGAAGAAGATGCAATCAAGTTAGCATCAGCAACACTAGGTGCTTCAGTAGGTACAACAGCATCAGCATCTGTATCCTACCCTGTATCAATCACACTCAGTGATACACAGACAATAAAGAACAACGTAAACTTTGAAGAGAGTATATCACTTGGTGCTACTAGTAATGCTACTTCAGATAATAACTTCTTGTGGAATGACATCACAGAAGATACCACATCTACTTGGACTAAAGTAGCAGACCCAGACGAATAATAACAACGGAGTAAATAATGAAAGACGTAGGAATTAATTTAAAGAACATATGGAAGGTTATCTGTCTTGACAAAGACGGTAGTGTAAAGTGGACAGAAGAGAAGAAGAACCTGATTACAACAGCAGGTCTTAATCATATTCTTGATACTCAGTTCCACGCAGGAACAGCAACAACAACTTGGTACATCGGACTTAAAGGTTCGGGCACACCAGTAGCAGGTGATACTATGGCATCAC